ACTGCTTCGCAGCGTAGGTATTGCTGGTTGAGATCTGGGTGATCGCCTGGTCAACCGCAATGGTGAGCTGGGCGAGCTGGTTCTTTCCGGTGATCTTGTATCCGACTTCAGATGTCAGATCGTACCGGTCCACGCTCATAGCAGTGACAATCTCGTTTGCCTTGGGCTCAAGCTGCGGGGGAACGATCAGACACTTGGGCCGGATCAGAACCGGGAGACCGGCTGCATCGGTCTGTGCTGCCATCTTCTTCCAGAGCGAGATTACCGCATCATACGAGAGTTCTGATGTGATCAGGTTCTTGTACGTGGTATTCTCGTCGAACATGGAGGCGTGCGGTCCGTTGGCATCGGCGATGATACCGGTAGCGAGATATTCGGCACGCATTGCGGCGCCCTCGGCAAACCCGGTCGGGATCTGGTTAAATGCACCCAGGGCATCGTTGATGATTGCCTGCCGGGTGATCTCCATCGTGTCCGAGTAGCTGTCAAGCTGGATCGTGTACTGACCCTCGCCAACATTGGTCTTTGGCCGGCCTTCGTGCTCGGCGGTCTTCTGGAGCATCCGGACGGGGCGCTCAAAGGCGACCAGCGGGACCTGCTTGAAGTCATTGACGGCAACCTGCTTGGTCCACATCGGGTATGAGACCGGGTACCGTGCGTGAGAGTCCAGGAGCTGGGCATTCATGTCTGCGGTGAGCAGATACGAGAAATCGGACGTGCCGATTGCCTCAGCCATGCGGTCAAGTGACACCGGCCCCTCTACGGAACGGATGAGTTCCCAGACTTTTGCCCGGCGCTGCATTCCTGCGGGTGACTGCAGGTACTCTTTGGTCATTGCCTGACCCTTGCCGAAAACTTCGTTGAATTTGGTTTCAGAAATCATGATAATCACGCCACCCTGACGCCGAGTATGAACACATCGGCAGCCACGTTGGTATCCTTCACAGCAGTTACCCGGAGCGTGCCCCCGGCTGCGATGGTGTCGAACGCCTCATTGAGCGTTGCAAAATCCATGACCGCGTTGACAGTTGCGGTTTTTGCGGTTTCTCCAGTGATGGCGTCGGACCCGGTCCCGTTGATGAGTTGCAGGTGATCGTCGGCCGCGTGTGCTGCGAGCCCGAGATTCTGGAACCATGCCTTGAGGATCTTGGTCTTGTGCGTGAACACGACATCGGTGTTGCCGGATGCGTCGGCGATGGCGATCCGATGGACCACCGGGATAGCGCCGATCACATTGGCGTCAGCTGCGAACTTTGTTACCAGTCCGGTGATACCGGCGGCGGCTGCCCCGGGAACGAGCTTGGACTCGATAACCCCGCCTGCTGCAAGCTGAGTGGTTCCGACTGCGCTTGCTGCAAGGACCCCGCCCGCATACCCGGCCTTGATGACCTCGATGGTTGCGGTTGCTCCGGTCGTGACGACCTCGTTTGCCCATCCGAAGAATACCCCGGATGCGAGGTTTGACAGGACAACGGGTGTCGCCTTGGATGCGAACAGCGGGGCCCCTACTGCGATGCCGCCGGTGTTGATGTCGGTGACTTCAAGATCCCCGATCCACGGGCCGAGTTTTACAACGGTTTCACCGGTTACGGTGTCCTCATCACCCTCTGCAATACCGCAAAGGTCGCCGTAGATCACGACGCCCCCTGCTGCTGGGGTTGTCGGATACGATGCGATTACCCGGATGTTGTCCGGTTCGTGTGTTTCGTTCAGCATGGTTATGCCTCCTTTATACCGGCAAGCCGGTTGGCCTCTTCGCGGGTCTTCCCGTTGGCAACGTAAGACTCAGCAAGATCCTCACGGGCCTTTTTGACCTCGGCATCGGTACCCGCACCGAAAGATCCGCCGTTGTCATGGACACCGGATCTGCCGGATTCCTTCAGAATGGCGTCAATCTCGGCTTTCTTTTCCTTGATCGCTTCGGTGACGGTGACGCCGAACTTCACGGCATCAATGCTGCCGTCCTCTGCAAGCGGAACCGCCTTAATCAGCGATTCAGTCAGGGTCTTGGATGCGGTCTCAGTGAGTTTTGCCTTTGCGACTTCTGCCGCTACGAACGTGCGGGCTGCACCTTCTGCGATCTTTGCCCTGGCCTCTTTCAGCTGTTTCTCAAGGTTGTCGGATTTATCCTTTGCTTCCTTGAGTTCTTTCTTCTGCGATTCATTGAGGGACTCAATCTTGAGCTCCTTCATGAGCTGTTCTTTCAGCTCGGTTACCACTTCGGGGAACTTTGTACGGATCTCCGAAAGGGTCAGAGTTTCCTGATTTCCTTCTGCCATGTTCTTCCTCTGGTTGTTCGACTGCGATTCTTTCAGGACTTCCGCGATACTGCGAGAATGCCCCCCGGCGCCCGGGATGGTGACGAAATCAACGGAATTAAACGGGCTGGCCCGGAGTTCCGTGATGATCCGGCCCTTCTTGCCGTCCGGGGCCGTCCCATCTTCAGCGATGCCATCAACGTAGTGAGATACGCCGATCTTGCCGGACAGCCATTTGAGATCCTCGCGGCGATGGGGGCGGATGTCTGCGGTAGAATAGATCCCGGGGCCGTCCCATCCATCCGTCTCATAGTGGCCGGCTTCTGCAAGCACAGCGGCAAGAGTCTCGGTGGACCTGGCCGGGTTATCGGCTTCCTGCTTGCGGGTAGGGTGGTCCATATGCATGAGCATACCTTTTGGATATACTCCGGCTTCGCAGGCTTTCCGGAGTTTCGCCTCCCCGTAATAGCCGCTCGATCCCCAACCGGGCTGAATGATGTGGAGTTCGATCGTCCCGGGTTTCGCTGCGGCGCCCTCTGATTCGCGGAACCGCATAACGTCGCCCGAAATGAGCGTCGGTTGATCAGGGATGGTTTGCACCCCCAAAAACAGTACAAAATGGCTTTGTGGTTGCCATTACGTAGGTTAAGGAGTGAAAAGTATATAAGCGCCGTCTGAAGTATACCACCGGTGAGGATCACGACGATAAAAGAGAGGGGTTATCTGATGCACATCGGGGCCCGGGCGTGCCTGCGAAGACCGGGATCCGGTGATGCAATGGTAACGGGTGCCGGACGGCCAAACTCGTGCATCTTGATCTGCCGGATAATCTTTCTTATTGCGAGTCTCATGGTATGTGAGATGTTTCTAACATTACAACATGATAAATATTACTGTCGGAAATAAAAGAGGGTTATTCTTTTCTTGCCGCTTGGTACGTCATATAACAGCGGCATCCCGGATCGGTTGGCGGTTCGGTGTGCCCGCTGCTGAACATATGCCCCATTGGTACCCAGCCCTCAGCCTCGTTTGCGGTATGCTCCGGACGCACTTTTGAATCCCTGGATGTCATCCAGTGCTGTTCCATCGTTACGCCATCATCTTCGAGGGATTTGGCAAACGCATTGTTCCCGGCTTCGTATGCCTGCCCGGATTCAAAGACGGCTATCCGCTGCGCCCGGTCCCTGCTGATCGGACCGTCAAATAGTTTCTTGATCTCCTTCGCCGATTGACCGTATGACCACCCCTCATCAATCGCAGTGGTCATCAGGCGCTTGATACTTTCGCCGGTTGTTGCCTGGATCCCGCTGATATACTGGGTGCTTCCCCCGGTCTTTTGGAACCATGCGACCGCCCGGGGATTTGCAAGATTCCACATATCGCTCGTTGGAGTGACGCCTCCTGGCTGTAACTGCTTTGCCAGCTGTTGCCCGCCTTTCAGCACGCCATCCGATTCCACGTTGGTAATGACCTTCTGGAGATCATCATACGTGAGTTGATCGATATCATTCCACATCCGTGTGATGTCGTGCGTGGTCAGGAACTCGTTGGGAGTTAGCGCCTCACATAGGGCCCGGTACTCTTCAGTGAAAAGGAAATCGTAGCCTTTGAACTTCTCCAGCGTGATATCTCGCTGCTTCCTGAAAAAGGCGGATATTTTAGGCCGGTGCTTTGCGGCGATTCGGTCAATTTCCCGGCGTTTCAGCATGCCGATGGCTGCCCGGTTGAGACGATCGGAGGCCTCTTGAAGTGGTGTCATACCGGCGCGGCTTTCTTTTCCTTCATCATCTCAGCAATGGCGGCGTTCATCTCATTGGTTGCCTGCGTGAGGTTGTCCAGCGCTGCAGTATCAGCCGGGTTGGTGGCAATGGCATCCATGATTGCCTGCACCATCTCGTCGATCGTCATATCGTCAGGGACCTTGATATCCATCGCTTCGTACGCGGCCCGGATAAAGTCCTCTGGCCGGATAGTGCCTGCGAACTTACCCGCCTGTCCGAGAGTTGCAGCCTGCGTAAGGGTCTGGAGATAGGTAAGCGCATCCTGCGCACGGATCGGGGGGAATGATACGGTAAAGTCCCGGTTATTGAGGATGAACGCAAATATCTCATCAAAGGTCTCATTCCACATCGTTTGACGCTCTTCTATGATCGGCAGGAAGTTGGCCGTCATTTCCTGCGCAGACGCCCGATTGCCGGTCTGCAAGTTCCCGGTGATCATGTTTTCCGGTACACCCGTTGAGGCGCACACCTGGAGTAGGAAATAACGGGAATCCCCGGGGCCAACGATCTTACCACTGCCGGCATCGATCACCTTGTAATCGTTGCCCTCCGTCGCAATGATGCCATCCCCCACCTGTTGCTGGTGATGCCCGTGCTGCTCGTGATTGAACTGCGTTGAAAGGGCCGTTACCTGCGCTTCTCCGCCATTCGTGGTGAACATCGTTGAGTACTTGCGGATGATCTGCACGATAGCGGCAAAATCCAGAAGGAACTGTTCATAGGCTCGGTTCCAAGGCAGTGCAGAGGTATAAGGGGATAGCGCCCATTTCTGCTTTGCGGCCCGCCCCTCGCTCATCTGGTATACCACGATGGACGGATCGACGATATACCCGGAGAACTCGCGGGGGAGGTTGATTTCTGGGGAGGGGTTGAAAATCGACGGGTACGCTACGGTTTTCTTTCCGCCGCCAGGGGGTGCCCACGACCGGACATAATACAGCGGGGTGTCACCATCATTGGGATCGAGGATCACATCAGTGATATCGTACGCGGTCCATACCCGCACCTGTACCGGGCTCTCGTCGATCCACATCGCCAGATAAATATTCCCGGCCTTCTGGATCTCCCGGTCTGACATGGCGAGTGCCTGCGCACCGAATATGGCGTTACGGTTACGGGGATCCCCCATGATTTCATCAATCGCGGTTTTGTTGGCGTCGATCTCGCTCTCAATGGAGAACGATAACCCGAATGTGTACCGGGTTTTGATGTCGACCGCTGCCTTGATCAGCGGGCAGTAATGATAGGAAAACGACATCAGATCGTAGTATGACACAACATCCGAATATTCGATAATTCTATGCTGTGCCTGCCCGCTGAGGAGTTGCCATTTCCGATCCAGGGCAAGCCGGTCGTTCCATGAGTGATCCGCGTATCCTTCTGCCAGCGTTCCGCCTTCCTTCAGGGTTTCGACCTGCCGGGAGAGTTTCCGGGTCTCGGAATACAGTTCGGTATACTTCTCTCCGAGAGCCTGCACCTGCGTGCGGGCTTCTGTCAGGCTGCCGTTGGTGATGCGGTCCGCGATCTGTTCATTCAGGGGGGGCATCACCGTACCCCCTTCCGGACCACTTCTTTCATGTTGTCCGGTAACATCATCATCAGCAACCGATACGCCTTATCCGGGATTGCGATGTGCTTGGTGTCCTGCGTGGATTCCATCGGGGTTTTCCCTTCGACAAGGCGCCGGATCACACCCTTCAGCGGTTCGTCCGGATCGGTCTTCATGCTTTCAAGCACACCTTTAAGATCCTGGTCAATCTTCAGCGTGGTATCCTTGGTGTCCGGCTGCGGTCCCTGCCTTTGTACTGTTGGTTTCGACATTTTCAAATCTCCTTTGTTTGGGCTTGAATTTGTAACTTCCCGGGACTTTTCTTCCCAGATTGCCATTTACACGGCGTAATCATCGGCGATGTGATACACCGTTTTGCGTTCCCCTACCCGACCCACAGATAAGTACCAAAGGGCCATGCTGGTGCAATCCACATCATCGTCGTGTACCGAATCATCGGGGAATGCAACCATTGTCTCAATATAATCGTTCATCCAGTGCGCCCCGGCCGGGAACTGGCATAAATGTGCCTGGAATATCGGGGTGATGGATTCTGCTCGGGCCCTCTTATCTGCAAGGGGTAGGGGATTGATTGGCAACACGG